GAGTTTCAGCCGGGTCTCGATCCGGAGTTTCCGGTGGCCCAACATATCCTCAACCGTCGTGGAGCCGCCCTGGTCGGACATAACCTGCTTCTCGCCGTACTGGGGATTGTCGGCAATCAGCAGGCATTCCTCGGCCATAGCGTCGTATCCGGCTTCCCGTGCGCGTGCGATGTGTGCAGAAAGTTCTTCGTCCTGAGCCATCCACAGATACACCGTCCGCCAATACGGCATACCGTCCATACGGCAGATTTCCCTGAGTGGCACTCCCTCGCTTAGGAGTTCGCACATCTTCTGGGCGATCTCAGGGTTGTACTTGGAGGGACGGCCCATCTTCTTGGGCTCTTGAGGAGTTTCCGCGGCCTGGGTGGTATCTACCCCTTGGTCAGGGGCTTTTGAAGGCTCTGCGGCGGTTTTGGTGGCTTTCCGTGGCATCTCGTACTTTCAGAGACATTGGACTGCCGGGGAGTTTAACTCGCGGTTGAGGTTTTGGCCAACAAGGATGGGCACCTTGTGCAGGCGGCTCATCGGCGCGGTCTGCACTCCGCCCGAATTTGCCCGATGCCCATGCGTGTTGGTTGTTGGTGGTGGGCGCTGATTTCCCACTGGTGTCTCAAGGAGTCCCTGCCTCCACGGACTTAGGGGAGTAGCGGAGACGCATTCACCAACACGACTGGGGACTGGCTTGTACATACGCACCGGACAGAATACATACGCCTCCTGCCCACCAATCCCCATGCGTGTTGGCCCCCTTTCGGGGCCGCGGGTTCAGTTACAAGTGGTGTTGCAGGTGCGGGCGGCGCCCGTTCCGTAGCAGCACTCGGTGCAACTGATGGTCTTGCCATTGACGGTAACCGTGTAAAACCGGCACGAGGCATAGGCCGCAGTGGCAAATGTGGTGATGGCCAGGATGGCGGCGATCTTCTTGAACATGGTTTTCTCCTTGAGAAGGGCCACGAAGAGCCCTGATTTTACTGTTAAGTGATTGATTTCACAAGTGTTTTACAGCCACGGGAAGTGATAAGCCCAGTATGCTGACTCGCTCTCGCACATCCAGTACCACTGTGCTGCAGAGACAAGGCCCTCCGCCTCTGCGATGGCCTCGTCCAGGCTGATCAGGTCTTGCAGGCTCATGCGTAGATCTCCTGCAGTTCGCGCTCGATGCACTCCATGTCGCAGGTGTCGCTATCCACCCGCTTGCCGTCCATGTCGAGGACCGTGTAGTCGATCTCAAGCCAACCCAGGTCATAGATGGACTCCATGAGGTGGCAGCGCGGATGGCGGGCGACCTTGTGGATCACCACCTCGAACAACTCTTCGCCCACATAGATGTATTCACGGTTCTTTTTCATCATCTTGCTCCAGTTACCCTGCGTTGTGCAGTGCTTGCATTTTAATATGAAGTTGGAAAGGGGCGCAAGCCCCCTCCATCACTTCACCTTGCACAGAACCCGCTGATGCAGGCGTTGGATGTTGTAGCCGCCTGCCAGGATCACCTCGATCGTGACATGGCGGTCGCCGTTGATCTCGAAGTGGCCGCGGAAGCCATCCGGGCAGTAGCCGACCTTGGCGCTGTTAACCTGCTCCACACCGGCCTCAACCAACTTGGTAGCGATCTTGGCGTTACGCTTCTCAGCCACGGCTTTGGCGTTCTTCCGCATGAACTCCTCGATCGCGGCGCTGCTGTTGCCGCTGAACAGGTTGTACCAAGTCTTGCCACCGGCAATGGCGAACAGGGTGTTGTACACGGCGTGAGCGCCACGCTTGCGGGTCTCGGCGTACTCAGGGCTGCTGCGGTACTCAATGACGGCCTTGGCGCGGCCCAGAGCCCACTCAACGTCACGGTCGGCGATCTGCTTGTCCTGCTCTGCGAAGAGTTCTTCGAGGGAGGAGAAGATTTGCTTGATTGCGTTCATGTCAGTTACCTTGTTCAGTTACCCTGCTCGATTGCAGTGACGCAAGTTTAACACGAAGTTAGAGCCTATGGTCAACTAGGTGGTTTCCCTAGAACGGAGCCTCTGGCCATCGGACCCACTGCTTGACCTTGATGATGGCCCTCTGCCGCTTCAGGCGCTTGAGGTTGTCAGGCGTCGTGTAGGCAAAGGGCCACCAGTTCGGTGTTTGGACTAGCCCGGTCTCCAGACCAGGAGATCCATCAGCAGCACTGAGATGGCGAACAGGTACACCAGTATCCAACCCAACAGGCACACGCCCGCGGCGATGCGTTCTTCTGTCTTCATTCACACTATCTCCTTGATTTTGTAGTCCTTAAACACTGCTCCAAGGGCCTTGCTGCCCACCTCGCAGTTCTTCACCCAGACTTTCTTGCCGGATTTCATGTTGCGCCAATGCCCGCGACGCTCGTGCCATCTTGGGCTTGCGTGCGTTCCTCCTTGATCGGCGCTTCTGGGCTTGGTAGGCTCAATGACTACGGTCTTCCAGTCGTAGGTCGGAGTCTTGCCTTGACGGGCTTTCTTCTCCCAGTTGGCCCGCTTGATGGGCTGATACCCGGTAGCGGGCGAGATCTCCAAGGACTCTAGGAAGGCCGCGACAAAGGCCAGGACTCCGGTTGCAGGACTGGTGCGGTAGTCAAACGGCGTTCCATCCTTGTGCCTTACCTTGATCCCCTCATCATCAACGGTGAAAAAGAACGGCGCGACTTCGCGCAACTTTTTGTCTTCAATTTGAAACGCACCCACCCCCGTAACATCGTCAGACCTGAAGATGAACATGAAGGCCTTCTTGTCCTCGTAGGCGCACACCAACGCCGTTTTGGGATATGGCAAGGGCCGAGACAGAATTTCGCTGATGACGGCCTGCTCCTTGCGGTAGGCGCCGGTCATGTCGAACCAGTGGTACTCCACCGCGCCCGCCGGATTCATGGCGACGAACTCTCGGATCAGGGGTGTCAAGGCTGTCTCCTGAGAAGGGGGCAAAAGCCCCCGGTTGATCACTGGTACTTTTTGATGAACGCCTTCAACTGGCGGACTTGCTTGCGGGCCCAGACCTGCTGCTGAGGGCCTTCATCGCCCATCAGAGCCTCGTTGTTGATGTGGCCCTGACTCGGGTTGACGAACAGGTCAAGGACGTACTTGGCCTCTTTTACGATCTGCTCGTCAGGGTATGAGTCCACAGCCACCTTGTCGTCGGTCGAGATGTTGTCGAGGCTGTAGGCCAACTCATCGATGGCCATAGCCGACTTGACGATTTCTCTCATGTCGGCCTCCTGATTAGCGGTGGTTGGTCTTGACCGAGAACACGGCCGTGACGGTGGTGTTGGCCACGATCACATCCTCGGGGATGTTGCAGACCTTGGCGATGGCCTTCCAGTCCGTGACCTTGCGGTTTGCCTCGATCACCGAAGCCTTGAAGTAGTTGCCCTCGAACACCGAGCCGCCGCCGTTGGTGGCGACATCCTTCATTGCGCCCTTGATCTCCTCGGCCTTGGCCGTCAGTTCGGCGATCTGCGCCAGGATCAGGCCGAGTTCGTCAGCAGCCAGGAGAGGGATGTTGTTTGCGTCCATGATCAGTTACCTTTCATTTACCCGCAACACCGTGTTGCGATGTGTGAACTTTAATTTGAAATCAAAGTCCGTGTCTAGCGATAAACCCTACCTTTCACTCGGAATTAAAAGAGCCTTCGTGTCCTCAAGGAGATCCTGCTCTGTGAAGCCCCAATGCTTGGGGAAGCCCTTCGTACCTAACCCGTGTACCCCAGTCTTTCCTCTGTGGTGTTCGGGACACAGGGGGATGACATCGAAGTGGCTTGCCCTCTTGGCCATGCCGACACCGGATCTAGGGTGGTGCAATTCGCTTGGTGTCCCCGGATAGCCCATTCTGCGGCAGACAGAGCAGCCTAGATCGGCCACTCTACTCATGTGCTTGCGCTCGGCGATCGTTGTCATAGCGTGTTCTTCACCTGCGCCCTTGCAGAACTCTCAAGGGAACGCCACACATCGATCCTTGCCTGCGCCGCCACCATGAGCCACCGCATCCGCTCTTCCTCCTCGATCGCGGCCTTGATGGCCAGGAGGTGCTGCTTGTAGTCCGGGTGGCTGTATGCCTCCCTCTCCTGCGCGTTGACCGCCTCGAACCCGTGCGTCAGGGCTTCCTTGCACAGTTCGGCCTTCATGGTCTTGCGGTACTCCTCAAGGTACGTCCGGTTGGCCTTGGCCTGGGCGTACTTCTTCGAGTTGGCGATCATGAAGTCGATCGCGTCGTTTGGGTCAATGATCTTGTCGCTCATAGTTTTCTCCGGTTACCTTTAACAAAACATCCTTGCCGTTCGGGCCCTGCGCTAGAACCCGGATGATCCTTCTGCTTACCTTCTCCTGCGCGTCGAACAGTTCGCTGTGGGTGATCCCCGCCAGGAGTTCCGAGTACAGCCCCAGGAGGTCCATCAGGGCGCTGATTTCCTGAGCCTTGAGGGTCTTGCTTCCTGTCTCCTTCAATCGATCCAGAGCACTGATCACCGCCTGCTGCAGGGCGTCTATCGCCCCACCTTCGTCCCTTGCGACCTTCATCTCCACCAGGGCCTCGATCAGGTTGATGGCGTTGAAGACCGCCTGCCAGTTCTGCTTCGTTGCCTTGGCCTGCCTTGCGGCTTCGATCGCGGCGTCAAGCGGGGCTATGAACCTCAGGACATCGGTGGTGGTCAGCCTTGCCGCCCCTTGCATGGCCATCAGATGTGCCGAGGGGTTTGTTCCCTTTGGCTTGTACTTGCTGCGCTTCCTCATCCCATTCCCTCAAAACCGCCAGGGCACATACCGCATACAGGGCAAACTTCAGTCGTTGAACAGCAGCCAGATGATGACTGCCGGGATCAGGACGACGAAGATCAGCAGAAGGATCAGCAGCACCTGCCCCACGTCTTCCATACCGTCTTCTTCCCACCGCATGGCCAGTCAAGAGATGTCCTCAACCCTGAGAACATACCTTCCCTGGCTGTTGGCTTCTTCTTGGAGTCGTTTTTGTCTCTTATAACTGTTGCCGTGCTTCCAGTTTGGGTTGCGCTCATCGTATTG